CATTGTCAGATAAAAACACCTTCCCTCGCTTTATTGACTTCAGGTAATTGCCTGTCTTAGTGCCTACTGAGTTCTTGATCTCTGCCTTAACAATCTTCTTAGCTTCGTTTCCTACTTTGCCCATTACCCTCTTTGACTCTTTTGGGAAATCTCGCTCAAATTGCTTTAATACCTCACTCCAGGCCAAAAGATCACTGTCATCAATTTCAAATATATCACTCATTGAAATACAACTCCTCCATAAGTGGGGCAGACACACCTGAATCGTCTATAGTATCATAAAAGCTCAACTGGAATACCATTTGCAGCACTCCATCGATGACAGTTGCCTCTATATCCTGCGAGATATTGAGAACCCTGTCCTTAACAATAAACCCACTTCTCATAATGTCCTCAACCTTTTGTTGGATATCGAGCACTTCCAACTGATATTTATACCTATCTGATGGGAAAAAGTACAAAATCACAGTTATTTCACGAAGGAAGCAGTCCTTGTAATCGGTTCTGTATACTGTATCGAATTTGACGAAAAACGAAGGCCTTTTGAAGCCTTCCTGCACATCGTTTTCGTTAATATTAATGTTTAATGCGGATAACTCTAAGTTGATTTTTGCCATTATTTCCTCAAGAGTCAGCATCAAATCACCTGCCTTGCAAACACTTCAAGAGTGTCGTTGCTCTCATAAGGATTCAGTATATATTCAATATCAAATCTTTTGCCCTTGAATATCAGCCACATTTCAGGCGATAAACCAGGGTAAGCGGAATACCTGATAATCACCTTATGTGTGACATTGCTTAAAAACGTATCTGCAGGTTGATTTAAGAGCCTGCCTGTCTGAGGAATGATCTCAGCCCACACTTCTTTAAGCTTCTCATCTTCCAAAGTGGTTTGATTTAGGATATTTGTACCTTCAACCTTACCCCATATTTCAATCCTCTTGCTTAGTCTTCCTGGATTCTTCATTTCATCACCTACAGTAGGTTCTTTGAATGCATCCCAAGGATGGATTCTACTACATGATTGACATTGTTTTTATCTACGTAATAGCTCCGATTATCGTACATATCCTGACACAAGATGCAGACAACATGACTTATCTCTTCGTGTTGATCCATCTCTTCAGCTGTGAGCCCTGTGTAGTTGGATATGAATTTTTTAGAGCTTGTAATAAAGGTATCCAATCCTAAAATCTCATCGTGGCTAGCAGAGTCAAAGTCGATTCTAAGATAATCCGCTATGAATTTATTTGTTATCTCGCTTACTTTCACGGGTACCAGCCCCTTTTTTAGGTTTCTTTTCTTCAGTTACTTCCTCGACATAGCCTGCCCTTAGCAGATCATTAACTAATGCTTTGTCGCTACATTCCAAGATCTCTCCATTAGCCATGGTCAGTGTCCCGGCAAAGCTTGTCAGGGCTTTAATTTTCATAAATACCCTCCTATGCTCCGGCAGCCATTATGCCTGCAGCTATCAGCGCATCAAGCAATGCCTTAAACTCAGCAGCTGTTGGTGCAGCTCCTGCAGCTTCAGCTACATTTTCTGATTGCTTAACTAAACCGGCAGCTTCAGTTGTCGCAGCTACTGGGTAAGTTGGCACATATAGCTTAGAAGTTGTGCCATCGATCTTTACCTCTACTGTGTCTCCCGCACCTTTTGTTGCCGCCTTTATGCCTCCAAGTACCGTAGCAGTAGCAGCAGCCGTTACTCCTGTGATACCTACAACCGATGCACCGTCTAACACTTCTAAAGTCCCGCCAATAACGGTTCTCTCCCCGCCTTGTTCGTTATAGTTTTTTGCATTATAACTCATAGCTCATTCTCCTTTCTAAGATTAAAATAGAGGCGAAGTAAACGCCTCTATTTAGCTAGCTGACATCACAAGTGCAGCAAGTTTTTGATGGTCGATCACATCNGAGTCAAANTCGAACCATGATACTATCCCTACAGCGTGCTGAGTTGCATATTTCTCCAGCAATACTTGGATAGATATATCCTCTCTGAAATTGACTGCAAGACCTGAAAGGTCTCCATAAAGAACTGCTTTGGCAGCGCTCTCTATTTCAGGCATATTGTCTGATACAAAGACCGGCTTACCAAGGATCTGATAAGGCATGTCATTTGCAAAGTTGCTTTGGAGCAGATATTGCCCATTTCCATCCTTGAGCTTTCTTAGTAAATCAAATGTAGCAGGGCTCATCATCCAAACTGCATCTTTTTGGTAAGCNGTTGGGATCTTAGTCTGAAGTGCTACAAGATTGTCTGCAGTAATAGCTGAAGTTGAGCCAGCATTCATAGTGTTAGTAGTAGAAAGTGCTCCAGCTGCTTTCTCTGAAGTGCCATTTATAAGCTCACCTTCAAGGAAAATAGCTATTTTCTTTGCCATTTCTTCGATTATGAAGTTAACTACATCGACTTGTCCATTGTTGATTACTGACTTTCCAACCAATGTAAGTGCTCCTGCCAGGAATCCAGATAGATCAACTGATGTAAACTTACCGCTGTCGGCTGTGATGTCGATAAATTCTGTCTGATATCCTACAGTGATATCATGTGTAGTATTAGCCAGTCCCCATACAGGCACTTTGAGTGTTCCCTTAACATTGAATCTAGTTGCTCTTGCAAGTATTGGAGATATCTCAGCAACTCTTGTGATTACCCTATTGGCAATAGTGGTTGGAATTATTGCGCCATTATTACTCATGTCAAGATTTTGCTCTCCAGCTCTTTCCTCAACAACTGTTAATCCGCATTCCTTTCTGATGAAGTTGAAGAATGCTCTCTCTTCTACAACCTTTAGCTCTTCTTTGATATCGTCGACTTTTGAAGCGGCCTTCTTCATTTCAATGGAACTTGCTCTTTCTTCTGCAGCGATCGTTGACTCCAGAGATCTGAACTCTTTCTCCAGCTCATCAAACTTAGTAGCTTCCTCTTCAGTTAGTGCCCTTTCTTCAGTTTTAGCTGCATCGACTAAAGCTTTCATTGCTTGTGCTGTTGCATTTCTCTTTTCGATTAACTTTTTCATTCCTTAATCTCCCCTTTATTTATTTGGTATTCTATTCTCATAAAATGAATAGTCTATTGGTTTGGCAGCATTATCAATTACTTCAATGTCTACTAACTCTGCCCTTCTCTCAATTTCTTCTTCGCCTTCTGCCCTCACCTCGATAGATGTGGATGAGTAGACAGGCAACTTGTTTATAACGAGTGTTATCTCTGACATCAAAAAGTCTTTTACTTTTCTTAACGGTAGTTTCCCCGCTCTTTCCTCTATCTCGTCCTGGACCTGGTACATATTGAAGCTCCAGCCCTTAAGCTTACCTGCTCTTGCAGCATCGATGACCTCTGAATCGGTTACTACTGCATGTGCTCTTAATCCTACAGCATCTTCTTCAGCTTCTAGCGTTCCCTCAGTAGTTGATGCTACTGTCCTTTCATGATCCACCATTAAGTCCAGTTTGCTTGCTTTGGCTAGTGCTCTCTCAAATGCTCTTTGCTCGATGACTTCAATAACTCTTCCCCTTGGTGTTATAACTGGCCTTGATTCTCTGCCGGGCACATTTACATAACCGTATATGTGCAGTCCATCTGCTCTTATTTCAGCTTTGATTTTCCTCACCACCTTTCATATCATTGATTTTTGAGGTCTGGTTGGTGTTGGGCGTATAAATGGTTTTATTCTTAACGTCATATAAGACACTATCCAAGCCTAATTTGATCCAATCAATACCGAGGCTCGGTAGATCCTCAAGGTACCTTACTTCGTCAACGCCCATAAAATTAGCATCGATTGCTGTCCTATAAGCTTCAAATCTCTCTTTGATGTCACCCTTTAGCATTTCTTTGGTATCAAAGGCAAAATAATAGGAACCCTTCTCGTCTTCGAGCAAGAGCTCCCTATTTAATGCGTTTTCTATTGCCGACAAAACCGGCAAGACTGCCATCTTAAATGAATTAGTGTATTCTTTACTGCTACCTGCACCTCTAATAACATTCTCTGCGATATTAAAAACCTTGCATATTTCAGCAGAGTTGGTTGATTTGTTTTCATTCAGCTGCATTTCGACAGANGTATTAGATGCTTCCTGAAACTCTANCCCNTCATTNAGAACNACAACGTTGTCGCTGTTATTACTGTAAAGGTTGCGCCATGCTTGNTTAAGAGTTTCTATTGCAGCCTCTGTAAGTCTACGCTCTGACTTTAAGAAACCTTTCTTATTGCCACCTTTCCGTACTAGAGTATCC